ATACGCTAGAGGAGAGCAAAGTGTTCAAAAATATAAAGATGAATTATCTATAAACGGTGATCTGTCTTATCTTAATTTAGACTGGAAGCCAGTAGCTGTTATATCTAAGTTTGTAGATATAGTTGTAAATGGTATGTCTAACAAGTCATATGACGTAAGTACATTTGCTCAAGATCCTTTTTCTGTAAAAAGTAGAACTGACTATGCTGCCGCTGTTGAAAGAGATATGAATACTAAGGAAGCTCTTATGAATATTCAAGAGAATCTAGGTATGGATTTTTCGGCTACAGGTGATTTACAGACTTTACCTGAAAGCAAGGAAGAGTTAGATGTTCATATGCAAATGACATATAAGCAAAATGTAGAGATTGCAGAAGAAGAAGTTATAAATAATGTATTAGCTGCTAATAAATACGATCAAATTAAAAAAAGAATAGCTTATGACCTAGCTGTTGTAGGTATAGGTTCTTCAAAAACTAGATTTGATAAATCTGAAGGAATTAAAGTAGAGTATGTAGATCCAGCTTATATGGTTTATTCATATACTGAAGATCCAAACTTTGAAGACATATACTATGTTGGTGAAATAAAAGCTATAACAATACCAGAATTAAAAAAGCAATTTCCAAATATACCAGATGATGAATTACAGAGAATTCAAAACATGCCTGGCAACTCTCAATATGTAACTGGTTGGGGAAATTACGACGAAAACACTGTTCAAGTAATGTATTTTGAATACAAAACTTATATGGATCAAGTTTTTAAAATTAAGAAAACAGAACAAGGTTTAGAAAAAACATTAGAAAAGCCAGATACATTCAACCCACCTGAGAATGATAACTTCGAAAGAGTATCAAGAACAATAGAGGTTTTGTATACTGGAGCTAAAGTACTAGGTAACAATTATATGTTAGACTGGAAAATGGCTGAGAATATGACTAGACCAGCAGCTGATACAACTAAGGTAGAAATGAACTACTGTATATCGGCTCCTAGAATGTACAAGGGACGTATAGAGTCTATTGTAAGTAGAATAACTGGTTTTGCTGATATGATTCAACTAACGCATCTTAAATTGCAACAGGTTATGTCTAGAATAGTGCCAGACGGTGTATTCTTAGATATGGATGGTTTAGCTGAGGTTGATCTAGGTAATGGAACAAACTATAATCCAGCAGAAGCATTAAATATGTATTTCCAAACGGGTTCTATAGTTGGTAGATCACTTACTCAGGACGGTGAACTTAATAGAGGTAAAGTACCTATTCAAGAGTTATCATCTTCAAGCGGCCAAGCTAAAATACAAAGTTTGATTGGTACATACCAATATTATTTACAAATGATACGTGATGTAACCGGTTTAAACGAAGCAAGAGATGGAAGTGCTCCAGATAAAGATGCTTTACTAGGTTTACAGAAAATGGCAGCAAATGCTTCAAATACAGCTACCAAGCACTTACTTGAATCTTTATTGTATTTAACAATTAGAACATGTGAAAATATTAGTTTAAAAGTTGCTGATGTTATTCAAAATCCTTTAACTGAAAATGCTTTAACTAACTCAATAAGTACTTTTAACGTTAAGACGCTTGAGGAATTAATGAATCTTCAAATTCACGACTTTGGTATTTACATACAACTAGAACCCGAAGAAGAAGAAAAAGCTTTGCTAGAGCAAAACATACAAATGGCTTTACAAACAGGAGCTATTCAATTGTCTGATGCTATTGATATTAGAGAGATAAAAAACACCAAGCTAGCTAATCAATTTATAAAACTAAGACAAACGCAGAAAATAAAATTAGAGCAAGAACAACAACAACAAAACATACAAGCACAGGCGCAGGCCAATGCTGAATCTGCAGAGAAAGCTGCTATGTTTGAAGTTCAAAAACAACAAGCATTAACTGCTGAAAAAGTTAGTATTGAACAAGCTAAGTCTCAATTTGAAATGCAACGTATGCAAGCTGAGGCTCAAATAAAAAGAGAATTGATGGCTGAAGAATTTAGTTATCAAATACAATTAGCACAAGCAACAGCTGAAGCTCAGAATACTAAAGAGAAAGAAATAGAAGATAGAAAAGATAAGCGTGTAAGAATACAAGGTACGCAACAATCAGAACTGATAAATCAAAGACAAAATGATTTATTACCTACGGATTTTGAATCTGCTGGGAATGATAGTCTAGGTGGTTTTGGATTAGAACAATTTGATCCTAGATAAGATTACAAACAATTATTTAATTATATTATATTATGTCAGAAACAAAAACAAATGAACCTGTTAAACAGGAAGGTGAATTTAGTCTTAAAGGTAAGTCTAAGAAGCCTAAGCAATTAGGGGACAAAAATCAAGAAATAACTAAAGTTAATTTAAAAGAACCTTTAGTTGATTTACCCGCGGATGTAACTAAAGTAGTTATTCCAAAAGAAGAATTAAAAAAAGAAGACGATGCCATTCAAGACAAAAGCTCAGAGAGCGGCGTGTTACGCGCAGAAGAATCCAAACTGGGATTGCAAGAAGTGGGACAAGGAGACGAAGGGTCCGCTAAAGATGATAAAGAGGAATTCACGCAGCTGCAAGAAATAACAGACGAAGAAGTAAAGCAAACTGTTAAAGAAGTAAAAGAAGCTGTAAGAGATGAAAAAATTCTAGGTAAACCATTACCTGAAAACATCGAAAAGCTAGTTTCTTTTATGGAAGATACTGGTGGAACTGTTGAAGACTATGTTAGATTAAATGCTGACTATTCAACAATAGGTGAAAACGCTTTAATTAAAGAGTATTACAGAAAAACAAAACCTTATTTAGAATCTGAAGACATAGATCTTATGTTAGAAGACTATGACTATGATGAAGATTTAGACGAGGATAGAGATATACGCAAGAAGAAAATTGCATTTAAAGAAGAAGTTGCAAAAGCTAAAAGCTTTTTAGAGGAAACTAAGAGTAAATACTACGACGAAATCAAGTTGAGACCCGGCGTAACTCAAGACCAACAAAAAGCTATGGATTTTTTCAACCGTTACAACGAAGATCAAGAGACAGCTATTAAACAACACGAAGATTTTAAATCTAAAACTAANAANTATTTCAATGATGAATTCAAAGGTTTTGAGTTCGACGTCAGTGGNAAAAAGTTTAGGTATGGGGTTCAAGATCCAAGTAAGCTAGCAGAAGACCAATCAAACATCAACAATTTTGTAGGGAAGTTCCTAAACAAAGAAGGTGAAGTAACAGATACGAAAGGTTATCACAAGGCACTATTTATGGCTTCAAATGCTGACACAATTATTAATCATTTCTACGAGCAAGGGAAATCAGATGCTACCAAAGATATCATAGGTAAATCTAAAAACCCAAGCACAGACGTTAGGCAACCAGCTAAAACTGGTTTTATAAATGGGTTAAAAGTTAAATCAGTAAGCGCTCAAGATTCTTCAAAATTAAGAATAAAAACAAAAAAATTTAACTAAAAAACAATTATTATGAGTTTAACTCCTCAATTTGGGTCATTAATCCCATCTCAAGGTCAACAATTACTAGCTTCGAACTATTTACAGTTCAACAACGGAGCTAACGATTTTGCACAACAGTACTTACCTGAAATCTACGAACAAGAAGTAGAGCGTTATGGAAACAGAACTTTATCTGGATTCTTACGTATGGTTGGAGCTGAAATGCCAATGACTTCTGATCAAGTAATCTGGTCTGAACAAAATAGATTACACATTAGTTACGTAGGCGTTGCCTGTGGTGCTGATGGTGGTGGAGCTGGTGCTCCAAACGTATTAACAGTTGCTGGTAACGTTTCAAACGTAGTTTCTGTAAATGATACAGTTGTTGTATTAGATCCAGCTACTGGACTAGAAGACAAAGGTTTTATTACAGCTTCTGTTGCTGGTGCTGCTGGTACTATGACTTACCAATCTTACACGAATGGTGGTTTAATTGCTGCAGGTTTTTCAGCAGCTGGTCTTAAAGTATTCGTATACGGATCTGACTATGCTAAAGGATCTAACATCGCTACTGGTGCTCGTATCAGTGTGAATCCTTCTTTCACTCAATATTCTAACTCTCCTATCATCATTAGAAACCAATACACTGTATCTGGTTCTGATATGGCACAAATTGGATGGGTTGAAGTTGCGACTGAAGACGGAACATCTGGATACCTATGGTATTTAAAAGCTGAATCTGAAACAAGATTACGTTTTGAAGACTACTTAGAAATGAGTATGGTAGAAGGTGAGTATAACCAAACTGCAACTGCTGCTACTAATCCTGGAACACAAGGTTTATTTGCTGCTATCGGAGCACGTGGAAATGTAGAAGTAGGATTTACTGCTGCTGCTGGACTTGATGAATTCGATGCTATCTTGAAGAATTTAGATACTCAAGGAGCTATTGAAGAAAACATGTTATTCTTACAAAGACAAACTTCTTTAGATTTTGACGATATGTTAGCTTCTATCTCTGGTGGTTACGCTGGTGGTACTGCTTTCGGATTGTTCGAAAACTCTGAAGAAATGGCTCTTAATTTAGGTTTCTCTGGTTTCAGAAGAGGTTCTTATGACTTCTACAAAACTGACTGGAAATACTTAAATGACGCTTCTACTCGTGGAGGTATCGTAGGTATCAATTCTATCGAAGGTGTATTAGTACCTGCTGGAACTTCAACAGTTTACGATCAAATTTTAGGAACTAACATCAGAAGACCTTTCTTACATGTAAGATATAGAGCTTCTCAATCTGATGATAGAAGAATGAAATCTTGGTTAACTGGTTCTGCTGGTGGTGCTTCAACGTCTACTTTAGATGCTATGGAAGTAAACTTCCTATCTGAAAGATGTTTAGTAACTCAAGCTGCTAACAACTTTGTATTATTCAAAGGAATCTAAGGATTCAAAATTAATGTAATTTTTACCCTCGTTAAAACAACGGGGGTAATTATTACTTTTATATGACATTAGCCCCTTACTATATATAACTAACAAGCTATTGTCACACTTTACAAACTATTAAATTATATTATATTATGGCTGCAAAAAAAGCACCAGCAAAGACAGTTGAGGTTGCTCCTCAGCAAGAAGTAGTAGCACAAGTAGCTGCACAACCAATAAAACCAACAGTACCAAGTTGGGAAATAAAAGATAGAGTATATTTTTTAAAAGGAGGAAATTCTCCTTTAACTCTGACAATACCAGGTAAACATACAAGGAAACATTCCTTATTATATTTTGATGAAAAATCTGGGAAACAAAGAGAAATAAGATATGCTACAAACCAAGACTCACCACTAGTTGATGAGCAAAAAGGAGAATGTACCTTAGGTCATATAAGATTTCAAAATGGAGATCTTAGAGTTCCTAAACAAATGCAAAACCTACAGAAACTTCTTTCAATATTCCACCCATTAAAAGGTAGGATATATGAAGAATTTAGTGCGGTTGAAGAAGCTGAAGACGAATTAGATGTATTAGATCTTCAGATAGACGCTTTAAANGCTGCTCGTAATATGGATATTGATCAAGCAGAAGCTATATTAAGAGTTGAATTAGGTTCTAAGGTTGGAACAATGAGTTCTAAGGAATTAAAAAGAGATTTGTTATTGTTTGCTAAAAAGAATCCGGCATTATTTATGGATTTAGCTAATGATGAAAATGTACAACTAAGGAACGTAGCTATTAGAGCTGCTGAAGTTGGTATCATAAAACTATCTCAAGATCAAAGAACATTTACCTGGGGATCAAACGGAAGAAAACTAATGACAGTACCTTTCGATGAAAATCCTTATTCTGCAATGGCTGCTTACTTTAAAACCGATGAAGGTGTAGAGGTTTTCAGATCTGTAGAGAAAAACTTGAATTAACATGTAATAATTAATATATAAGGGGTTATGATGATGTAACCTCTTATATTAAAAAAAAGTAAAAACAAAAAAAATGGCTTCAACTATAGACATAAATGCAGTTTATAAAGCTGTTCTAGTAGTACTGGAACAAGAAAAAAGGGGTGTATTACTGCCTATTGAATTTAACAAAATAGCTACTCAATGTCAGCAAGAAATATTCACTGAATATTTTGATGAACTAAATAAAGTTTTGAGAATGCCTCAAACGAGTTTAGCTTATGCAGATAGACTTGCTTTGTTAGATGAAAAAATATCATTATTTAAAAGAACCGAACCTGCAGACATAGGTGATGGAACAGGCGGTACTACTTTAGATGTAGTAAACGTACCTACAAATGTTCAAGAATTAGGTTCTGTTATTTACAATAATAGAGAGGTTCAAAGAATACAACCATTTGAAGTGTATACAACCAATGCTTCTCCGTTGACAGCTCCTACGGCATTTTACCCTGTTTATACTTATGAAAATCAAAAGCTAACTTTATACCCTACAGGTTTAAGTGTGGCTCCATCAACAAATACTACCGTTACTTTAAATTTCTTAAAATTTCCATTAGATGTTAAATGGGGATTTACTATAGATAGCGAATTAGGTAATTATATATATAATGAAGCTGATTCAGTAAACTTTGATTTACATAAATCTGATCAACCACTTTTAGTTTCTAAAATACTAGGATATGCAGGTGTTATGTCTAAAGATCAATTTGTTATGTCTATAGCTCAACAAAACGAACAACAAATAAAAGTTAACTCACAAACATAAAACATGGCAACAACACCTTTAACTAACGCATTTATATCTTTAAATGATATTATAAATAACTTTCTTATATCATACACGGGTCCTGGCAAGTTAATACCAGACGCTAAAAGAACTGAAGTAGTATTCCATGCAAGAAGATGTCTTCAAGAGTTTGCTTATGAAACATTAAAAAGTCAATTTACAGAAGGGCCGACAGTAATTGTAGCTTTGACACCTGTTGATTTACCAACTGATTTTGTTGCTATAATATCAGTTACAAACGACGGATCAGCAACTAATCCACTTGTTTTAAGTTCTACTTCAACACCAGCCACTGGTGAATACTATATAAACTATACTAATAAAACTATTACATATGGTGATGCGGGTAATGCTAATTTAACATACTTATCAAACGCACTTACAACTGACGAAAGCGCTGCAATTCCAAAACTAGCAGAAGAAGCATT